TGACAACGATTTGAACCCAATCAAGTCAACAGGTATGTTGCCAAAAGGCACACACGTTGTTACTCGTTTGAGCTCATCTAAGGCTTGGTGGGTACAGACTGATGCAGAAAACGGCTTGATGCTTGTAATGCGTCGTCCAATGGAGAAATCCATGGAAGGCGATTTCGAGACAGACAGCATGCGTTATAAGGCTACTGAGCGTTATGCTACAGGTTGGCACGATGCGCGTAACGTTTACGGTACAGCTGGTTTGTAATCGAAACACCCCCGTAGTAAATCAGAAAGGCCACCCAAAAGGTGGTCTTTTTGTTTTTAGGGCGGTTTAGCCTTATCCTTTGCATTATTATATATAAGGAAGATTAATCCCATTCTGACTGCCGACCCTTCCCGGTAAGACGACTTAGAGACAGCTTGGGGCACCCACTAAGAAATGGAAACATATAATGTCAAGCACATTTACCGTACCAATGCGTTTAAATACGCGCCAAACTACATCTAACGACGGAACAATCAGCCCAGCAAACACTGGCGCTGCAATGATCTCCCAGCAAACGCCTATCGTGGCCGGCGCTGCGGCAATTATCTACATCCCAGCTGGTTCAATCATCCACAGCTTTACAGGTTACTTAAACGTTGTTGGTGCTGCATCACGCTCTATTAGCATCACTACAAACGGCGTAACAACTACTGTTGGCTCACTCACAACTACAGGCCTAGGTTTAATTACTGCCTCTACTGTAGCGTCTGCTGCCGTGGCTAACTTGTTGGCTAACGTTGGTGTATATGATACAACCATCACTTTAGCCTCTGAGGCTGCTTCTGCTGGTAAATTCTCCGTACAGTACACTGGTCGTAACCAAGATGGCACAATTACTCCATACGGTTCTGGTTATTCAAATAACTAATTAAGACGGCGGGGAAACCCGCCTCTTTCACCGTCTAGGAGAAATTATGACAACATTAAATGATGTATTTGCGTCGCATCTAAACGCAAGCGGACAAGCCTTTGAAGGTGCGTCTAGGGTTGGTGGTTACCAAATTAAACCCGGAGGCACTGCGGGTGCAATAAAATTTTACGATAATACCGAAGCATCTGGCGATCCAGTAATTGAAATCGACATTACAGTTAATACTGCAATTATTGCCACACTAATACCGGGAACTGGTATTCGTTTTTCTAATGGCTGCTATGTCACACTACCAGCAAGCGCAGCTATAACTATTTTCCACGGCTAAAAATGCCCGTTTACCTTGATACTCGAGGTAACAGTGTACTTTCTGTTGCAATCTGTGATAGGTGCAGCAGAAAGTTTGCTTATGTCGACCTCATGCCGGACCCAAACTTTCCGGGTATGCGTGTGTGCAAGGAAGACTTGGATAATTTTGATCCATGGCGTTTACCAGCAATTCAAACCGAAAACATTGCACTTCGTTTTCCAAGACCAGATATATCTGTTGCAACCGGTCCAATAAGTGGACAGCAAGTGGTAACAGCATTGGCACCAGATGGCCCGATTGATAGTCCAGTAAATGGAACAAGTAAGCCAAACAATACTCAGCGTAATTCAATATTTATTACCAGAGATAAAACCCAGTCAACAACCGCCGGCGAGTCTGGCGACATAATTATATAAGACCATGGCCGATCAAAGTATATCGCAACTACCAGTAGCAGTCGCCCCGTTAACGGGTGATGAACTTGCTGTTGTTGTACAAAATGGTATTACAAAACAAACCAGTTTGCAAAACGTTGCAGACTTGGGCGGTCCAGCTGGTCCGCAAGGCCCACAAGGCCCCGTTGGCCCCCCTGGTAATGCCGCTACAATTGAAGTACAATCAACGACAACAACTGCGCCGGGTACTGATGCTGAAGTAATTAACATTGGATCACCCTACGCAGCATACTTTGAGTTTTACATCCCCCGTGGCGACACGGGAGCTACTGGTGCAACGGGACCACAGGGTCCCGCAGGCCCCGGTGTTGCGGCTGGTGGTACAGTAAATCAGTATTTACGAAAAGTAGACTCTACAGACTACAATACTAACTGGGCAGATTTGCCCACTTATGTTAGTTCTGTGGCTGGTACAGCAAACCAAATTAATGTGGCAACGGGTACAACCAATGCGGTTGTCTCTCTTGTAAGCAATCCAGTTCTTCCCGGAACTGCCGCTGTTTTAGTCCCGCTTGGAAATACAGCACAACGAGCTGGTGTATCAGCAACAAACGGATTAATTCGCTACAACACACAGTTATCTGTGTTTGAAGGTTACTCAAACGGTGCTTGGACTCCATTTAGTTTAGGTAGTGGTGTAACATCTGTTGGCACTGGCACTGGTTTGTTAGGCGGTCCCATTACATCAACAGGTACAATCTCAATTGATACTGATGTTGTTGTAACAGTAGACGGCACACAGACTTTAACCAATAAGTCAATGGATGGTAATGATAATACATTTACCAACCTACCAAATTCTGCGCTCAGTAATGACGCAATTACCATTGGGTCAACAACTATTGCATTGGGCGACACAGCAACCTCAGTTACTGGGTTGTCAATGGATGGTGTTGATAACACATTCACCAATCTACCAAACTCTGCATTTGTTAATGACGCAATTACTATCGGCTCAACTAGCGTTGCTTTAGGTGACACAATAACCGAGCTTGTTGGGTTAACCGACATCAGTATTGGCACACCAACAGCATACCCAGGCTTTTTACTTTATCTTACAAAAAATGACTATTTTAGTCCGTGCTTTATAAATACCGCTGGTAATGGTCTTGACATATACATAGCCAATGATACAAACCAAAGCTATATTGGTCTTGGTGCAGGAACACAAGGCGCTGGTGAGTTATACATCTGGACTGACCAAAACACACCACTTGGTTTTTATACAGCCGGAACACTAAGACAATCCATTACTGGCGATGGTGTTTCTGTATTCTATGACGCATCTAAAACAGGATTGTACACCCCATTTGGATCTGGTCCAATAGCTGTTGTATCAGACGCAAATGATTTTAAAGAAGTCTATGCTGTAAACTTAAACAGTGGATCGGATGCTTCAGCTGACTTTGTAGCATACAACGACGCATCCGATGTAAACTCATACTTTATTGATATGGGTATGAATAGCTCTGGTTTTACCTCCGCTACTTATCCAATATTTAGTCCTAACTCTGGCTATTTGTATACTGGTGGTGGAACAACTGGCCAAGAAGCTGACCTCTTTATTGGTACAAGCAATGAAGCCAGTGATATAGTTTTCTTTACTGGCGGCGTTGAAGCAGCAAACACCAGAGCCATTATTACCGGCAACACCGGTAACTTTTTAATTGGCACCACCACAGATGATGGATATAACCTTGCCGTTGGCGGTACAACTAATTTTGTAGGCGCATCGTTATTTGGTGATACGGTAACATTAAACGCTGACCCAGCAACAGCATTAGAAGCTGCTACTAAACAATATGTTGACGGTCAAGTAGCTCAAGGTTTTACTGTTCACGCAGCTTGTCGAGTTGCGACTACATCTGCGTTTACAACAGCAATTGCTTACAGTAACGGAGCATCTGGTGTTGGTGCAACAATTACAAAAACAGCCCCATTTTCTGCACTGTCAATTGATGGTGTTACACTTGCTGTTGGTAATCGTGTACTTGTAAAAGACGCATCTACTAGCGCATGGAACGGAATTTATACAGTAACCAATGTTGGTTCTGCTATAACAGCTTGGATATTAACCCGAGCCACTGACTTTGACCAAGCTGGTGCTGGTGAAATTGCAAACAACGCATATACTTATATTTCTGCCGGCACAACTAACGCCGGATCTGGTTGGGTATTAAGCCAATTAGCTGCAATTACAGTTGGCACAACACCACTACCATTTGATTTGTTTGCTTCATCTGCTATTTATGTTGGTGGCACAAACATCAACATTACCGGCCAAACTATATCGTTAACAGGAACTGTTGCTGCTACTAACGGCGGAACTGGTACTAACACAGTAGCAACCGGTGACTTGCTTTACGGATCTGGCACAAACGCATGGTCTAAGTTAGCGTTAGGCTCTGCCTACAAGTCACTCATTGTTAACGCAAGTGGCACACAGCTTGAGTGGAACTCAATACCACTTAATCAAACCACTGCGGTATCTGGTCAGCTAGGCGCAACAAACGGTGGTACTGGTATATCATCCTATGCGGTTGGTGACTTACTGTACGCAGACACAACCACAACACTGGCTAAACTGCCCGATGTTGCAACTGGTAACGCACTGATCTCTGGTGGTATAAACACTGCACCAAGTTGGGGTAAGATTGGTCTAACAACTCACGTAAGCGGAACATTAGACGTTGGTAACGGCGGTACTGGTGCTACAACACTAACCGGCTATTTAGTTGGAAACGGAACTTCTGCGTTTACGGCAGTGTCAACTATTCCAAACGCTGGACTGACAAACAGCTCGATTACTATTAACGGATCATCTGTATCATTAGGTGGATCTGTTACAGTAACGGCTACTGCGTCTAATGCGCTGACTATTGGTACTGGTTTATCTGGTACAAGCTATAACGGCTCTACACCAGTAACGATTGCACTGGCTAACACAGCAGTAACCGCTGGTAGCTACACCAATACCAACATTACCGTTGACGCACAGGGTCGTATCACTGCGGCAAGTAACGGCAGTCCGGGTGGTGTGACAACCTTTAGCGCAGGCACGACAGGCTTTACACCGAGCTCTGCGTCTACTGGTGCAATTACACTGGCTGGCACATTAGCAACAACTAACGGCGGTACTGGACTTACATCCTTTACTTCTGGCGGTGCAGTGTATGCAACATCTACCTCTGCACTGACAACAGGCACATTACCAATTGCCTCTGGCGGTACTGGCCAAACAACTGCTAACGCAGCGTTTAACGCCTTAGCACCAAGTCAGACAAGTAACAGTGGTAAGTATTTAACCACTAATGGCACAGACACATCATGGGCGACCGTGGTATCTGGTGCGTCACTAAGCAACGACACAAGTACAGCAAGCAATCTGTATCCGATCTTTGCAGCGGCAACAAGTGGTGTGCCAACAACAATCTACACTTCTAACGCTAAGTATCTGTACAAGCCGTCTACTGGTGAGTTGCAAGCCTCTGTAGTAAACGCCACAAACGGTATTGTGGTTAACAGTCAGACAGTATCAGTAAGTTACACAATACCGTCGGGTTCTAGCGCAAGCTCTGCCGGTCCGATGACTGTAGCGTCTGGTGTAACGGTAACTGTTCCTAGTGGGTCTCGTTGGGTGGTGCTATAATGGCACAGGTTGGATATACCCCATTACAGCTGTACCGTAGCAGCACACCAACTCAGGCACCTATTGCGGCAAACCTTGCTGCTGGTGAGTTGGCGATTAATATTGCTGATGGTAAACTGTACTACAAGGATAGTTCTGGTGTTGTAAAGGTATTGGCAGACGCTAACGAGTCAGCCCACCTCACTTGGGATCCTGCTAACAACACGCTGATCGTTGACGCAACTGGCTCGTTAAAGATTCCAGTTGGCACAACGGCGCAGCAACCCGGCACTCCATCAGCTGGTATGATCCGATTTGATACCACCATATCTGAGTTTCTTGGATATGACGGTAGCGTGTGGGCTCAAATTGGTGGTGGTGCAACCGGCGGCGGTGGCGATAAAGTATTCGTACAAAACCAAAGAATTGTTACAACCAATTACACATTAACTACTGGCTATAACGCTGAGTCAGTAGGCCCAATTACAATTAACAGCGGTGTCACAGTAACCGTACCATCTGGCGCCCGCTGGGTCGTCTTATAAGGAAATAATATGCCATTAGTCTTAGCAGGAGCCACAAGCGGCTCCGCAACAGTCCAAGCAACCGATGCTGCAACGGTAACTCTTACCCTGCCAGCCACTAGCGGAACATTATCCGTATCAGGTGGCTCTAATGTAGCTGGCGGCTCAACTACACAAGTTCAATATAACTCTAGCGGTGCATTAGCTGGTTCTAGTAATTTTGTGTTTGATGGAACAAACGTGGGTATTGGTACTTCAAGTCCCGTAACCAAATTAAATGTTGTGCAATCTTCTGCAGCTGATGCAATTATCAGATTAAACAATACAAATGGCGGCGTTTATGCCTCAAATTTAAATATTGATTCGTCTAATCAAACCGGTTCTCGTTATAGTTCATTGTATTCAAGTTATAGTGGCACATATCAATGGTCTATTAGTGGTGGTGGTTCTGATGCAACAATTGCTTTTGGAACAGGGTCTAGCAACACAGAACGGATGCGTATTGATTCTTCTGGTAACGTGGGTATTGGTGTTTCTCCATCTTATAAATTTCAAGTTCAAGGTGCTTCTTCAACAGACCTTTTATATGTAGGAACTGCCGGCGGTAACTATATGAAGTTTGGTGGTATGGGTTCTGGAACTGCATACTGTTATGGTTTTGAGGGCACTGTTGCTTTTGGAAATGCTTATTCTGGCGGTTCTGTACAATTATGGGCCGGTAATGCAACTAAATATGCAATTGATTCCGGTGGAAATGTAAGCTCCGTTATTCCGAGTGGTTCAACTCTTTACCCTGAATTTAAATGTCGTGCTTGGGTAAGTTTTAATTCAGATGGTTCTATAAGAGGAAGTGGAAATGTAAGTAGTGTTTCCGTTGTTAACAGCTCAAACTATAATGTCAACTTAACTACTGCCATGCCAGATACAAACTACGGCGTTCAATGGACTGTAAACGTAGAAACAAACCACTTTGCAATTATTAATAGCACATCACAAATTAACTGTCGTTCTGGTGGTTCTTTTTCAATTGGCTACATGGCAATATTTAGATAAGAGATAAACATGGCACAAGTAATTATTTACACAAATGAAAACGGTGGAGTAATTGTAACTATTCCAACTCCTGAGTTTTTAGAAACAAACACTATTGAAGACGTGTTAGCTAAAGACTGTCCAGATCACGCTATTATTGTTGATGCTTCTGAAATTCCAGAAGACAAAGAATACTTTGACGCATGGGAATTAGTTGACGGCAAAATTATTGTTAATGAGACTAAAAAGGCTGCAATCATTGCTGCGCAACAAGCCCCAATCATAGCTAAACAATCCGCACTCAACAAACTAATGGCACTTGGATTAACCGAAGAAGAAGCCTTAGCATTAGGAGCTAAATAATGGCATCAACAATTAATGCGTCAACCTCCAGCGGGTTAGTCCAAACTGCGGACACTAGCGGTGTACTGCAACTACAAACCGCCAACACAACAGCGCTTACTATCAGCGCCTCTCAGGTTGTTAGTGTAACTAACGATGCTACTATTAATGGTCTTACTGTTGGTAAGGGTGGTGGTGCTGTTGGAACTAACACTACAGTCGGTGCAAATACCTTAACTGGAAATACTACAGGTGCAAGAAATACGGCTATTGGTGGTGGTGCTGGTGCATCAAACACAACTGGCAATGGATTAACCGCACTTGGATATAACGCATTAGCAAACAATACAACTGGTAGTGGAAATATTGCTATTGGTGGTAGCGATGTGACTGTTGGTGGTGCAATGCAAGCTAACACAACTGGTGGCAATAATACTGCTGTTGGAACTGCGGCTTTAGGTACAAATTCTACTGGTTCTTCAAATACAGCTATTGGTTATTCGGCTTTAGTGGCAAACACCACCGCATCTAATAACACAGCAGTAGGTTATGTAGCTTTATACGCAAATACTACTGGCGCACCCAATACTGCCGTTGGAACAGTTGCTTTATATGCTAATACTACAGGCACAAATAATGTGGCGATGGGTGGTGGAATATATGGTTCAACTAACGGTGCTTTAACATCTAATACTACAGGCTCTTACAATACTGGCTTGGGTGTTGGGGCATTAGCTTTAAACACCACCGCATCTAACAGCACCGCAGTAGGTTACCAAGCGTTATATAGCTCAACTACTAATGGTGGAAATACGGCACTTGGAAATCTAGCTGGTTATAAAGCTACTGGTTCTGGAAATGTTTTTGTTGGTAATAGCGCTGCCTATTGGCAAACTACTAGCAGTTACAATACAGTTTGTGGCGATTCTGCTGGCGGTTTATCAGGTACAGCATTAACTGGAAATCATAATACTAGTATTGGAAATTCCGCTGGTCAGTCTTTGCAAGGTGTGGCTGCATACAATACTTTTGTAGGGTCGGGTGCTGGTATTATTGCTACAACAGCCCAAAGTAATATTATTATGGGTTATGGTGCAGATGTAACATCGGCTGGTGCATCAAACCAAATAACTATTGGTATTAATACTGCTGGTAACGGAGATAATCATTTTTCTTTTGGTAAGTCTGGCAATATTGTTTACAACCAATTTACTTCCAATTCATCATGGGCAAGGGCTTCTGATGTACGCTTGAAAAAAGACATTAAAGATGACAGCCTTGGTTTAGATTTTATTTGCAAAGTGCAACCAAGAACATTTAAGTGGAAACCATCTAACGAAGTGCCGCAAGAGTTGACTCGGCATTACAACGAAGAAAACCAAATGGACTTAGATGTAACCATGAATGGTTTTATTGCACAAGAAGTTAAGCAAGCCTTAGACGATGTTGGTGCTGGTATTCAAGGTGTGTGGTTTACTGAATTAGACGGCACACAAGCCGTATCTCGTGAAATGTTTATCATGCCTTTAATCAATGCCATCAAGGAACAACAAGCCCTCATTACCGACCTAACAACACGCCTAGCCGCTTTAGAAGGAGCTAAATAATGACCACGACAATCGGGGGTTCATACCCAGCCGTCAATAGCGACAGCGATGCAACCATAAACGGACTTACTGTTGGTAAGGGTGCAGGAACTGGAACAAATGCTACCGCTGTTGGGCAAAATGCTTTAGCACAGCAAACTAGCGGTGATTCAAATGCTGCATTTGGTAGATTAACATTATATGGAACAACTACAGGTGGATTTAATACTGCTTTAGGCACTTATGCCCTTTACTCAAACACCACTGCTTCTAACAACACTGCAGTAGGTTATCAAGCTGCTTACTCCAATACTACTGGAACAACAAATACAGCACTAGGTCAAGGTACTTTATATGCAAGCACTACTGGTTCTGAAAATACTGCGGTAGGAAATAGCGCATTACTAACCAATACTACAGGCGGTAGCAATACTGGTGTAGGTGTAAGTGCTTTACGACTTAATACTACAGGTGTAGAAAATTCAGCTTTTGGTCAAGCTGCGTTGAGAAGCAATACAACTGGCGGAGCAAATGTTTCTGTTGGTTATTTATCATTGTATTCAAACACCACCGCATCAAACAATACCGCAGTAGGTTATCAAGCTGGATACAGCAACACAACTGGTTCTTCAAACACCGCAATAGGTTACAAAGCACTTTATTCAAATACTACTGGTGCTCTTTGTACAGCAGTTGGGAATAACGCTTTAACTTTATCTACAGGCGCAAGAAATACTGCTTTTGGTGAAGGTGCTGGTCAAGCAACAACTACAGGACAATACAACTTATTTGTAGGTGAATCTTGTGGCTATACAAACACCACAGGTTCTTACAATACATATGTAGGTTGCACAGCATCTACTAATTATGGTTGTGGCGAATTAATGACCACAGGTTCTCGTAATACTATTCTTGGTGGTTACAACGGCAACCAAGGCAGTCTAGACATCCGTACATTAAGTAATAATGTTGTTTTATCTGATGGCGATGGCAATGTTAAAACTTGGTACGATAGTAGTGGCACTATGTATTTGGGTTGCACTTCTTTCCAGTTAGCTAACAGAGGCGTTGCAATTAATAATACAGGTAGTGCAATTTTTGGAGATAGCCAAACAGGTACTGGACCGCAAATTTATGTTACAAACGTATGGTCTAACGTAGCTAATGGCTATAGATATTTTTCATTCCGAGTAAATACTGCTGGTAACGAAGTTGGAACAATTTCTACAAATGGAACTTCAACGACCTCTTACAATACTTCTTCTGATTATCGTTTAAAACAAGATATTCAGCCAATGACAGGCGCTTTGGCTAGGGTTGCGTTATTAAAACCTGTAACTTATAAATGGAAAGCTGATGGCTCTGTTGGAGAAGGGTTTATTGCTCATGAACTTCAAGAAGTTTGTCCAATTGCTGTAACAGGTGAAAAAGATGCTGTTGAAGAAGATGGAAAGCCACACTATCAAGGCATTGATACAAGCCACCTTGTAGGAATTTTGACAGCTGCAATCCAAGAACTTAAAGCAGAATTTGATGCTTATAAAGCAACCCACCCTTAAAGGAAAATAAAATGACTGAACTTGTACAAGAAACAAACAAACCAACCGCAGAAGAAATTGCCCAGCACTACAAAGCGGCACTTGATTCCGTAGCCCTCATTAATGGCGACAAGCCAGAGAACACTACAGACGAAGAGTGGGCAGATACCCTGCTTCGGAACAAAGAGCATCTCTCTATCATGCTGGCAAAAGACTTCTGGACAACAGAGGACTTGACCCCATTAGAAAACGCAGCCAAATAATGTCTGAGTTTATTGACAAAAACGAGGCGGCCCTGTCCGCCCACGAGCGCATCTGTGAGATCCGCTACGAGTCCATCTGTGCCAGACTAAAGCGTCTGGAGCAGCTGCTTATCGGTTCGGCTGGCTTTATCATCATTACCCTAATTACCATCGTATTTAAAATACACTAATGATCAATGTCAGACCCATTCGGAATAACAGAGGGCACCAAGACCCTCGCCGGGAGCCTAGACTCCGCCCGTGAAGGATCTAAACAACTAAGCAAGTCAATTGAGGGCATTCAAAAAGATGCCGTTGACCTTGCAAACCAAAGAGCCAACGAGCGCATCCGCGCCAGACGTGAGGCTGAATTTAAGAAACAAAATGCGCTCATCAAGGCACTAGAAGAGTGGAAGCGCAAAAAACAAATCTCCGACGAGGAGGCCAGACTAAAGATTGACTTTGTCAAAAAGTATGGCGCCAAGGAGTGGGACGCACTGCTCCGAATAAAACTAGACATTGAGAATCTAGAGAGGAAAAATAATGAAGAATTTCAACATGACCTTAAAGCGGTTAGAAGAGTGCAAGTCTACTGTTTTGCACTTGCTGCAATCATTGCGTGGTATCTTACTTGGGGTATTAAATAATGTTCGGAATAGATGACATTGTAAGCGCTGGTCTGAAGATTATCGACAAGGTAATCCCAGATCCTAAAGCAAAGGCAGAGGCAGAGCT